CATATTATAGGTGAGAGGATGAGTACAACTAAGAAAAACAGATATTCCAATGTAACTATCAACGTCATAAGTAAAAACAATGGAGAGGATATTGCTCCAATACTAACTAAGTTATATCAAATTGTATTAAATTCAAAGGCTAACGCAAGTTAGTCTTTTTTATGTTACAATGTCTACAACAAGAAAAATTGTTATGTACAAGGAGTGACAGTAATGTATACAGCTTTATACGCTAGGGTATCTACAAAATCACAAGCAGAAAAAGGAACAAGTTTAGATGGACAATTGGAAATGTGTTTTAAGAAAGCGAAAGATTTAAAAATTAACAAAGATACCGTTAAAGTTTATCGTGAAGAAGGTTTTACTGGTGAGGATATTGACCGTCCTAAAATGAATCAACTTAGACAGGATATTAAGAATAAACTCATTAATCGTGTTATCATCACTCATCCTGACCGTTTAAGTCGTGAATTAGTTGATAAATTGATTGTGTGTAATGAATTTGAAAAGTATGAAGTGGAGTTAGTGTTCGTTGATACAGAGTACAAAAACACTCCTGAAGGTGAATTGTTCTTCAACATGCAATCCTCTATTGCACAATATGAATTAGCCATGATCAAAAAGAGAACGTCAAGAGGTGTTATACGTTCAGTTAAAGAAAAGAAAAATGTCATGCCTATGCGTGTTCCTCCATACGGATATGATTACATTGATAAAAAATTAGTCATCAATAAAGAAGAAGTAGAATTTGTTAAAAAAATATACGATTGGTATGTTTATGAAAATTTAACCATGAGACAAATAGGAGAGAAATTGTACGAATATGGGGCTAAACCAAAACGTAAAGAATCCTCCAATTGGTCTGCTGCATCTATACAGAAAATTTTAATAAATGAAGTTTACATCGGAAAGTATTACTACAACCGAAGAAAGACACAAAAAATAAAAGGACAGAAAACGTCTAGTGGAAATGCTAAACGAGAATATTCTTATCGTGACAAAGAGGATTGGTTGTTGGTTGAAGTTCCGAGAATTATTGATGACTCATTATTTAAACTTGCACAAGATAAACGAGAAAATAATGGGAGACATTCCGGCAATCTCAAACATGAATATTTACTTAGAGGTAAAATAAAGTGTGCTTGTTGTGGGTTAAGTTATTCTGCATATAGTACATCAACCAAACAGACTAATAAAAATGGTGAAACTAAATCATGGACATTTAAACGTTACAGATGTAATGGAACAGTTTTACGATCTTACGGAGAAAGCAATAAAAAATGTAACGTACCTTTGTTAAATGTAAATGATTTTGATGAGCATATTTGGAACACATACATTATGGAAATTGTAGCAAATCCTAATCTAATACAAGAATATGGAATGAATCAGAATAATGAAAAAGAATTACAAATTAAAAAGACATTTTTTGAGAAACAGTTGATTGAGAAAGAAAAAGAACGTGAACGAGTTAAAACTATGTTCAAGCATGATGTTATTGAAGAAGAGGAAATGTTAAATGACATTACAAAGGTAAATGAAGATATTGTAAAAATTAAAGCAAGTTTGGAAGACTTAACTTCTGCATTGAATGATGAAAAAGAAATTTTTGATAAAGTGGAATTGTTTAATACGACTGTGGAACAAGTGAAAAAGATTATGGGTAAAGGTGAATTATCCTTTGCGGATAAGAGGAATATAGTGAATTTACTAATTGATGAAATTACGGTTAACTATGACAATGAAGGTACGATGAGTGTTAATTTATCAACGATTCTTAATGCTGATTTACTCCATGAGTTGAGTACACAACATCAAGGTGATATAGACACGAATCATAGAGTAAATTTCAATGGGAATATTATGATAAATACGGAAAGGGAAAATGGAAAGAGGACAAGCTATGATATAGTTGATAAGAATTTTAGTATGTATTGACATCTTCCCTCAAGCACGAGAGAAGGGAAGAAAGGAGGTTGAAATTTTGATTTTCAATAGGGAGGGAGAAGATAATTAGGCTGAGGTGTGGGGACAGCCAAAGGGCGATTTTGAGCGTTTTTTGCTCGAAATTGACCATTCCCCACGAACCTATTCAAAAGTAAAACCTTTATTAGATACGAGATAGACCGTTTCGTATCTAAATTTATAAAAATGATACTTTTTCTATGCTATTAATAGAGACAAATTTTACATTAAATTTTACCATTTTTATCTACTAGTGTTTTTAGTTTAGAAAAGTTGTCACTTCTTATCCTATGTATGTAGTTTTATGGTATAGGTGATAAAAGGTGACAACTTTTTAATTCTTACCCAAAAATCATTGCTTGTTCAATATCATTCAATAGTTCAAGTGGAAGTTCTTCTTCTAATTCAATTTTTCTTATAAACGGTAAGATGCTAGTTGCTGTTTTACAAATAAGTAAACTTGCTAATTCAGTCATATTTTCAACGTATTTGTCATTCAATCTAACTTTAGCATTTTTGCCAGCAGTAAAACCATTTAAATGTCTCTTTTCAGAATTATGTATAAAATTCTCAATTATAGTTGAGTTTAAATTATTTAATGTTTCATCTCTAACAACTTGTTCAAGTAGTAATTCTGCCAATTGATTTCTTTCTTGTTCAATATATTTTTGATTAACGGTTATTTCATAAGCTGAAAAATAATACTGTATTTCAGTGTATTTATTTAACTTATTTTTTACTTCTTTGTTAAACTGTACCCATTTATTAGATACACGAACGCTTGATTTATCCTTGAAGCCTAATTCCTCTAATGTTTCTTTTTCATATTCTAATATTTTAGACACTTCATGTTTTGTTGCAACTCGTGAAATATCTCTACCTTGTTCCACCACTTTAAATATTCTATTGTACATGAGAATACTTTTATCGTGCAAATTATCTAATGCAGTTTCAAGTATACCTGTTAGATTGCTATTGTTAATGTTATAAAAGTCGTATATCATCTTCTCATTCATATCAATGTATTTAGCTAGTTTCTTTACTGATTGACTACATTCACCATAGTTAATACTAATCATTCCGATACTAAACATTAATCTATTTTTGCTTATAGTTAGATACCCTTTTCTTCTAGCTAATAAGTCTGTAATTAATAGTTGAATTGCATTACCGTAAATAGATTTTTTACCTCTATGATCTTCTTTTTCTATTGGTATTTCGTGTATTTTATTAATTATAAAACTATTACCACTTTTACTATATTCAAAATATCTTTCCCAATCTTTCAATTGTAGTTGTTTCGCTTTTCCAGTTTTAATAGGTTCATTTAATTCAGCACACAATGCTTTATAATTTTTTAAAATTTGTCCTTCGCTAATATTATTAATATTCATTTTGAATTCCTCCGTTTTGAATACAACTCAAATAAAAAAGGACTGCCGAATAGCAGACCTAAGTGAGTCATATTGATTTATTTTTATTGAAAATGTTCTTTAAATTCTTTAATCTTTTTGAATAACTCATCTGACTTGTTGAAAAAGAATACATTTTTATTTGATCCTGTGTTAGATTCAGACATATGCTTTAATGGAAAACCATTCATCATAAGAAATCCTGCAAGCTTTTGGTTATATACAACATATTCCTTTTTCATATCAATTTATCTCCTTTTATCCCTTTGTATAAATCCTAAATATTTACATACACTACTGTTACATCATGATTTTCCTCCACAAGAAAAAGGGGAGACAATTAAATCTCCCCCCTAAAACAAATTACTTATCCTTCAATTCACTCTTCACAATGTCCATTCCAACATTCAACACAAAACTAGTCAGATCAGCCACAATCTTATAATCTACTTTTTCTTTGATGGAAGGGGGTAGATGATTATAAACTCCTTGAACAATCTCAGATTCTTTATTTTTTAATTCATCTAATGTGGAAGTGATGACAGCATCTTTTACTTTGTTCGGTTGACGGAAGGCTAATATGACAATAACGGCTAACAGTAATACAATTACAAGATATTCCATTGTAAATCCTCCTTATGCTTCACTATCTGGACTAGACGGTTCGTCTTTGCTTGAAAATGAATTTGTAAATAATTTAGCAGCATTCACCCCACCAACAGTTACAACAATAGTAGTAAGGATACTCATAAAGTTAGGCGGTATGTCTCCGTTCTTAAAAAATGCGTAAATTCCAACACCTGAAAACACCAACAACGCAATGATTAAACTTGACACTTTAAATTCATCTAAACTTAAACCATTTTTAATAAAATTTTTCATTTGTTAACACTCCTTTATTTGATTATTTTTTATTGAACTAATGCACCACTTTTATCAAATGTATATTCTTTACCATTGATAGTTTGCTTACCTACAACCATTTCCCCTTTAGCGTTAAGGAAATATTTTTTACCTTTATCCTCAATCCAACCAATATCCATTGCTCCTGATTTTCCAAGATGATACCATTTTTCCTTGTATTTGACCCATGAACTAGCTTTCATTACTGTACCTTCTAAATAATACCAATGTCCCTTATCCTGAATCCAACGATCTTTTTGGATAACTGAATTTACATAGTAATTCCATTGAGATTGATTATTCTTAATCCAACCATTTTTTACAGGTGCTTTTGGAGCAGATGGTACAGGTTTAGAAAACAAAGCAGCCTCAGCAGCCCTACGCTTAGTTAAACCATCCAATACTTCTCCACCTGCTTTATTCCACTTTGCAAATTCTTTTGCTGCCGCAGTAAAATTCTTCGCATTTACATATTTGAGAAGGGTAGAGTTACCAAGATTACCTAATCCTAAATTGAAACTAAAAGAAACTAAAGCATCAAATTGATTCTGATTAATCGGTACTTTTACTAAATTCATAACTCCATCTTCAAATTTATCTAAGTCATGTCGTAGTAAGGTATCTGCTTCTGCTTGAGTGATTGTCTGATTTGCAATTACTCCACCTGTATGACCATATCCAATTGTAGGAACTCCCACAGCATCCTTATAAGCATGTAAAATACAACCTTCAAATTTTTTGATTAAATCAATTCCAACTTGAGAAATATTCATTTAAAACTCCTCCTATTTTGTTAGATTAATTTTATTTACCTTCAGTCAGTAAGTAGATAATTAAAGCTATAGCTATTGAACCAATACCAGTCATAACGTAGCTTAAAATACTTTTAAATAAAGCGTTAGGATCAATTTTGCTTTCCTCTTGTCCTTTTTCGATATCTGAAACACGACTACCAATTTCGTTCATATCTTGTTTCATTTGTTGATGACTGATATTTAAATGTGTGAGGTTTTCATTAACTCTATCAATCGTTTCTGAAAACTTTTGAAGTTGTTTTCTAGTTTCTTTACTTTCTTCAATAAAAACTTTTGTTAATGTATTTAATTCCGTTTGAACATCATTTCGCTCTTGCTGTTTATCTAATAATTTCGAATGTTTATCAACCGTATTTTCTAAAACCGCAACTTTCTGATATAGTTCTTCTTCCATCAACAGAATCAACTCCTAAATTTTAATTATTTTTGTTTACACCACCTTAAAAGTTTGATATACTTAAAGTGGCTAGAGATAGTCAGAGAACTTTGCACTTGAACCAACTCAACCTTGTGCGGTTCTCTTTTTTTGTTCAAAAAACATGATAAAAAATATGTTTTAACATGCGAAAGGACTCCGATTAAAGAGTCCTTTTTCGTTTCTTTATTTAAGTAAAATCTGCACAATATGATACTATTAATTTACGACGCATTTTTGTCCAAGGACGCAACAACTTCACCTCTTTTATTTGTTAAATTAAGGAATCATTTATATTCACCTCACTATCAGTTATAATGTTAAATGTTGGTTCAGTGGAGGTGATTTTTAATGAAAGAATCCAAATCAAATAGACTTGATTTTTTGTTTTCAACAATACAAGGAAAAATTATTTCATCAATAGTCGTGATATTGAATTCAATAATGCTAATCAGGATTACAAACGATAAACTATTAAATATTGTCATTGGTATAGTCAATATTTTAATTATTATAATGCTATTTACGATTGATCGACATAAGAAAACCGACTCAAATGAGTAACCTTAAAATAATTTTCAAAGGAAAGATGTGCAATTAATGAAAACACGCTCTACGATTAACCTTTTTCTTTTACTTGCTTTTGTACTTGTATTGTCCTTATTTTTATTTTCAAAAATAAATGATTTTGGAATGGCTTTAAGTTTTGTTTCTGTTTTAATTCCGTTAGTTTTGTTATTTCGAATGGTACTCAATAATTCCACTTACTATTTTGAAGCAACGGTCTTACTCTTTTTTCTTATGTTCTTTTTTATCGCTCCAATTCTTCAAATAACCTATGGCTCATTGCCAAATACTTTGCCAATAAAGGATGAATTAGTTTTAAAAGCTAATTTGTATAACGCTCTATTCCTAATCGCATTTATCCTGTTTAGAAATTTGTTGAGTAAAAAAGGCATAATTAATACCAAAGAAATACACTTTAATCATTTTGGAATCATTATGTTCATCCTTTCGTTTATTTTTATTCCAGTTTTATTGTGGGATAGTTCACATTTAATCAACACGATACTTACAGGTGAGAGTGATAGTGAACAAATAAAATCCCAAAGATTAATAATCGGACAGGTAATCTATATTTTTCCGCTTTTTATCTTTTCATATCTCGTATATCAAATAAAACTTCAGAAAAAAATTATTAATATTCGCTTTTTGTATTGTTTGATTTTCTTTATATTGTTAGTTTTTGTTAAAAACTTCTTTGTAGAAAATCGGGGTACTGTGGGTCCGATATACTTGGCATTATTTGCTTTCTTTTTTATTGAAAAGTTAAACAGTTTTAAGTATTTTATTTTTTTGTTAAGTGTCTTGTTGGTACTATTTCCATTAACAGATATGTTTGTTCACAGTCCATATAATCTCGTGGATTATTTGGAGGGAAATGTAAACATACTTGAGACTTTTAATGAAACTTTTACAACAGAATTTCAACGTCTAGACTATGATGCGTGGTCTAACTTTATGGCTACCATTGAATATGTTGAAAGATATGGTCATACATTAGGTCAACAATTACTCGGTAGTGTATTTTTCTTTGTACCTAGAAGCCTATGGATTACAAAACCAAATGGAACAGGACAACTGGTAGGACAGTATTTGATGGATAATTACTCAATGTGGTTCTACAATTTATCCAACCCGCTTCAGTCCGAAGGTTTTATTGAATTTGGTTTAATTGGCATAATTTTATACGCTGCTTTCCTTGCGTATCTCGGAAAATTAACTTTTAAAATGATTAACTCTAATTCGTATGCAAAATTTATAGGCATTTATATAAGTTTTCAGATGATGTTGTTCTTAAGAGGAGATTTAATCAGTTCTGGATCATTCTTTATCGCATCGTTATTCTCTGTTTGGTTCTTTCCAAAAATTATTGATAAATCAATTGCTTTATTTAAAAAGAAATAACGTTCAAAAAGGGAGCCTTTATTCTAAGCTCCCTTTTTATTTATAAAAGTTTAATTGCTGTAACTACTCCGTTATATGTGTTGCTAGATGAATCCGCTGTAACAGTTGCAGTTGAAGCTCCTGTAGCAGCCGTGATGTTAACAGCTAATGTACTTGCCGAAAAGGAAGCTCCTACATTAAAGTCGTTAGCTGATAACTTTGAAGATGTTCCAACCTTGTTAGGGACATACCAACATAAAAATGAATTGGAACGCATGTGGTTTTTATCGTTCGTATAATAATCAACACTTACTAACCACATACCCTCTGTTAAGGTAAACGGCACTGATAACGCAGTTGCTCCCGTAAATACTTGCGTTTGAATTAACTGCTTGCCCGTTAATAACTGCGTTGTGGTGTTATTCTTACCTTTAAAGAATAAGAAGTTATTGGCGTTGTAACCAAAACCATTTGGATAAGGGCTATATACATCATTGGTTGTATCAGAAAATGTAAATATATCTTTGTTAATAATGTTTGTTGCAATCTGCCCTGATTTATTAACAAAAACAGTGTTGTTTCCAAACAGAATATTAGAAATGATGATTTGATTGTAAATATGTCCCACTTCAAATCCTGATGGATAACTTGTAAATGTAACATTTTCAAATACAGTTTGGTATCCATTGTTGATAATAGCAGGATCGGGATTTCCATTATACGAAAAACCCACATTAACAAATCGGTTGTTATTGGCTCCGCTCTCAATGTATACCTGACCTTTTGCGTTATCAAATCCCATGAATGTATTTTGGTTGCCCTTATTGATTTTTACGGCAAATGTTGCTACTTCTTCAATTAGAAACTTATTGAAATAATTATTCGTAGGGTTATTTTGAAATATAGCGTAAGAGTACCCTCTTACAGTCGAATCCTCCGCAAAAATAACTCCTTCATTTGTACTTAATCCAACAAATAAGCCGTTAAAGACATTGTTTCCAACACCATTTAACATTTTTAAGTTGACACCGTTTTTCTCTAAAGTAACATTATTAAAAACACTGTTTTGACTTGTATCACATATCATTCCGGTTCCAACACAATCAGAAACATAGATATTTTCAAATAGTTTACAGTTAATGATTCCAACGTATAAGCCAGTAGTCGCTATGTTGTTTCCATCAATGGTCAGGTTTTTTAAATATCCATATCTGTTGCCATATGCCCCTCCGCCTATATCATCCACAATCATGACAGTAATGGCTGACGTTGCTTTTAATTTCGTTTTATAAGGCAATAAGTCAATACTTAAGTAAGTCGGAACTACTATAGGTTTTGAAATCATATACGTTCCATCTGGAATATACGCTTTACTTTTTGATGCATTGAAACAAGTTTGTATTGCGTACCAGTCAGCTTCATCGTCTAATGTTGCACTTGCATTTAACGCTTGCACTTGTGCCAATGTCACGCTCGGAAAAACATCTCTAATTTTATGAGATAGTCCGTCTCCGATTGCCCCATAGTTTTTTACGTTGTACGCCATATCTGCCAATTGTTCACTAAGTTGATTTATTTTTGCATTATTATTTTGATTAAACAAACTCATTTAGCCACTTCCATTTCTTTAAGATTTGGTATTTACAATACTCAAAATATTTCCATTGGAATCATAAGTATATTTAGAGGTAATTGTTTGTCCGTTCATCACTAACACACTAGTATCTAAATTACCATTGACATAAGTATAAGTTGTTTTACCTATCTCGTTTCCGTTCAAGTCACTAACCGTTTCAGTTGCCATTTTATTTCCTGTATAGGTATAATCCGTCCTATAATTATTCACACCGTATAAAACATTAATTGGCGAACTTATTTGTTCTTGATAATTTTTTAATTTAGTAACATCTAACTCATCTTGACCACCAAGTTGATGTGACAAATTGTGTGTTTTGGATATTGTGAATGCTCCTTCTACCCAACGACTAATAATGACTGTACCTGCAACAACACCTTCAGCAAGAGTGAATGATGTTGAATTTGTTTCTGTAAATCCAACACCAGTTTGTTGTGGAACTCCTCCAACTGAAACTTCTATGTTGTTGCTATTTATTACATAACTTCCGTTGGTAATCGTGAATACAGTCTGACCTTCTGTTGCAGTCCAAGATTGAGAATTAAATCTTGCTTGAGGTGCGATTATCGAGAAATAAGTTGCATCTGTAGGAAGTGTTCCAATTGGAGCATCTATAAGACACATATAAGAAACTCCTGAGTATGTAACGATGTTATTAGCCTTATACGCTACTGTTGAACTGTAATCTCCTTTATTAACTAAATTATCAGCTTGGGATTTAGCGTAATTTCCCTGTGCAACAGCGTAGTCACCATCTGCCACTAATTGTTGAAGTAAAGGCAATTGACTTGAAGAAGCAACATCTTCAACCAAATCACCTATAATTTTTATGGTGAAAGGCTTTACGCTAATCCTAGTGCCATTTTGATAGAATTGAACAATTACACTTAGAGAGCCTTGTATTGCCATCTCGTTATGCCCTAATTGATATTTCAAAAGTCCATTTTCGTAAACTCCGGTTCCTGTTACAACCAATCCATCCGGTCTTTGAAGAGACACTGTGTATCTAGTTGCGGTAGAAAGGTCAATCGGCTGACCGTCATCAGTTACTTTTACATATAATATGGCGGTGTCATCAGCGACAAAGGTTGGTATCTTATTACTAATCGTTTTTTTGAGATCAAGATTCAAAGTATATGAATTACTAAATGCCATAAATTCACCTTCCTTATGTTAAAATAGAAAAAGTTTGTGAAAATTCAATCTCGAAAACGTTGATATATCAACATTCTTAAAACCAAATTCACAAACTTTTTCCAATAAAATTTGTTTTTTATTAAATTTTTACTTTTTCTAAATACTTACTTTTGGCTAATGCACTAGGAGTAAGTATTTCTCCTTCGTCAATCAGATGTATCCCAACACGTTTGAATGCTTCATAAATTAACTCATCACATGTCATTCTCGCTTTAGAATTAACTACCTCAGTTCCGAATAGTAAATGAAAGGCTCTGCTGAATAAATATTTCCAATCATAACCAACTTCAATATGCTCGATTATAAACAATAATATAATTTGTTTTTGATAATCAGTAAGCCTTACATTTAACTTGTAAATGTCATAATCTTTGTATTTATAATCAAAATGTTTGATAACACTTGGATTATTCCATGCAATTTCTAAAGTGTGAAAATGATCAAGAAACATAGCACAGTGACTATAATCCTTTGAAAATAATCTGATTAATCTTCCTAGTAAACTATTTCCTTTGTAGAATAACAAATGAAAAGGTCGGTACATTTATCCAACCTCCTTTACCAAGTTATCAATTCTATTTGTTCAACTGTTGTAGCATTTTCCACTTGAGGTTGTAATGTATCTCTAAACTTAGACACATTATCATTTTGATGTTTAACTCTAGCAATAAATACGTTATCGAATTGTGTTTTATTCAATTGAACCCTCATTACATTTCCGTTTACATCATAACAAGTCCATGTCACTAATCCGCCTAAAATGGCATCAATAGTACCATCCGAAAATAATATTTTCGTATCTTTAAAGTTAGATTGAGCCTCTGCATCGTTTGAGAAGTAGTACGTCACTCCATTTATATCCGCAGCAAATCTGCCTAAAATCGTTTCACTACACGCTTTATCCAATTCTTCGATTTTCGTTTTTTTACGATTATCTAAAATGATTGTTGTTGAAAAAACTTCATCATCATTTAATACCATGATATTACATTTGACACCTGATACCGATCCTGTTTCCCAAGCAATATCATTGCCATTTATTTTCACATCCTCGACACCTTCAATAGTTTCAATTACATTGTCACCTGAGTAGAGTATTATTTTCATATAAATATTTCTCCTTATTGATAGGTAGCTTCCAAGGTGGCTTGACCGTTCATGATAGAATAATAGTTACTGTTTGTGCTACCTGCCCACACTCCTATTCCCTTATATGTACCATTGGCGAAATTAGCAAACCATGAAGTGGGAATTGTGACCCACGCTCCTTTTCCCCAAGCTAAGTCAACGTATACTGAAAAATCAGATTCTAATGATAATGTAGGAGTGCCTGTAACTGTTGCCTTTGTCGCATAAGTGTGAGGGTGAAGATAAATTCTTACGGTTCCTGAATTACCTCCAGAAGAAGCACGTTGAACCCATACACGCATAGATTTAATAGTTTTGCCACTGAGAGCAATAGGGGAAGATTCAAACCACCAGAAACCTTTTCTTTGTCCATAACCATAGTCCCCTTGCTTTGCACCTCCGCCTTGCCATGAACTGTAAGAAGTAGACCAGTTATCAGCAACGTTAGAAACCCATTGAGTAGTAGTTGTCGTAGCTGTTGCGGTTTGAGTAGTATTTGTAGATGTAGTATCCACTGCACCTGTACCAATGATTTGTCCTGCTGTATCATTGTAAGTATCAGATGTTCCTCCTGTTGGATATTTATCTCCAAACAATTTAATAGTTCCTCCGTATTGAGCAACTATACCTCTAACTGAACCTTTTCCTCCTGTATTCTGAACAAATACAGTTCCATTATGAGAAGCATATACACCAAACTGAGAATAATAAGAATAAGAGTCTTTTAGATACAGATATCCACTATTGAATGCTTTAAATCCAGCAGTTCCACCTGTACTATTATCACCTAATGCCCATACTCTTGTTGCTGTAACATACGGTGAACGATCAACTTCTAAACAAGTAGTTGATGAAGCAATCGACAAATCTGTGAAATTAACAATGTTTGTACAGGATTGAACTTGAATAATACCATGAACTGTATTTTGTGTATTTTGTCCTATAATATTAATTGTTCCATTTCCAGAAATTCCTGCCATCTTTACATTCAATTGAATATCTTTACAGTTGTCGTAATGTAAATAAATATTTACAGTTCCATTGTTTACTTGTGGAATCTCATCAACTGCACCTGATAAAGATTTCTTAGCATTTGTAAAATCTGAACCAGTATTACTGTCATTTCCGTTAATAGCGTCAACATACAGATTGATTGTATTATTATTCAAATTTGGAACAGTTGGACTAGAAAAATTTCCAACCCATAACTTGTCAAATCCCCCTTGAGCAGAATCAAGGTTTGCAATTATTTCACCACTACCGTTAAGCACCTGTAAACTACCGTTACCGTTATTCAATCCACCAAGTTTTAGTGTTCCACCTTGTATAATATCTGCTAATAATGTACCGAAGATTGATGTGAATTTACTAAAATCAATTGTTTTATTCTTAGCATCAATTAATACAGCAGTACCGTCATCGTTAGTGATAACTAATCCTTTAGCATGAAGAATACCATTTGTATCTACATAGAAAGTATCAACCCAAGTTGTTCCGTTATCAGGAGAAGTTTGAATCTTAATTCCGTCAGTAGGATTAATGAGAATTTTTGCTTTGGTTGAGCCACCATTAATTGTTACATTCCCACCATCAACAGCAAATGTACCATTTTCATTTGATATTGTTAATTTACTTCCGATTAAGAGTTTTCCGATTACTCTTTCGGCAATCAAGCCTGAAGTTGTCAAAGCATTTTCCCAAGTGGAACCTCCGTCACGAGTAATTGCTATTACACCGTGATTTATGATAAGGAAAGTGTTAATATCATCAGGAGAGGTAACTTTAATTCCTCTTTCAGTTATCTGAATAGTTTCATTTACTCCAGCTACAATCTTCTGTTTGACAGCATCAATGGCACTGTTTAAATAATCATTAAACTCTGTCCGTACTTTTGAAGCATCATCCCATGTACCTTCTTTACGTTGAAGTTGCTTCGTACCACTGGCAGTTCCATACAATAGTTGAATAAACTTATTTGGTTCATCTTTCACATTCTTAGAATTGGCAATGGTTAATCCAATCGTATCTTGATCTACTCTAATATTGATAATACGTGCTTTAATATCCACATCTAACTTTTTACTCTGAATCCGTACAATATCAAAGATGGATACTTTATCCCAATTTCGTTTTTCTTCTAAACAATTTAGGAAATTAATTAAACTAACATCGTGTAAAACTTGAGGAATATTCCTTTCTGCTAATTGTTTTTTACCTGCTTCTAGTAAACTATTAGCATCAATTAGATTATCATCTGAATATTCCTTCTCGATAATGAAATTGTCTAATTCATTTAATTCATCAACGGTTAAATGAGTCTCAATAGATAAATCAGTTTTCAATTGATTCATGCTAGTCGTTACAGAATTAAGTTCACTTTGCTTGGTATTAATTGCCGTTTGCTTAGAATCAATGAGACTATTAATTTTATCAATTCCAAATTTATCTTCTAATTCTGTATTAGTTAAAGCGAAATCAGTATTAGAAATGATAATATAATAACCATCTATTGTAATAGGATTAGTGAAACCAGTTAAAGTTAAGGTACTAGTTGTAACGTTATCTAACTTCAACATATACAAATTATTTGAAGTAGAAGGGACGCTCACTCCATTATGTGTAATGGTTGGAGTTTCACTTGTTGTTATTTTAAAGAAAAACAGTCTCTTTACAGGAGTTACATCTGTAAAAGTAGTCGTTCCACTAGTTACAGTAGAAGTAAGCGAATATTTAATATTGGTTCTTTCGTTGATTGCACTGATTCCATCTAGTCTGTCTTGAATAATCGTTTTATTATTTTGCAATGTAGACATATCTAATTGCAAGGTAGACATTTCATCTTGCTTAGTTGTCAACTGAGTAAGGAGGGTAGGGAATTCACCTTGACGAAAAATTACATAATTGTTATAAGATACAAGTGCATTGACTAAATCTTGACTCATCATTCCATTGTTCATGAAATAAGAAAAGTCCTCTATGTAACTTACACCAAGAGGACTAACTGTATTTATTGTAATGCCGTCTTTACCGTACAAATACAAACGAGTGCAGAATTCATCATCACTTGTTTTCTTTACCAAACTACTAATATATTTTTCATCTGTAATTTTGAAACCTTTATCCGTTCCATAAAAATCAGGATGATAGGCACTTACTTTTTTATTCTTAGTATCCCATGTGATAATTGCGTTAAATGCTGTTCCAATTTGATATATGTATTCCAATCCTGTTTGTGAATCAAACTCAAATGTACGATAGATTCCAGTGAAAGCAGGATCAATATATCCTACAGTCCAACTACGGTTAAGTTGTAATGCGTCAGTTATGGCAGTCTGAATGCTAATAGGTACAGCATAATCCGTAGGTGTAGTAGATTGGGATTTATAATATCTAATTATTTTATCATTCAATTGATTACCTAATGAAAAGGCATGAATGGAACGATATTGATTATCATCTGAGTCATCGTGACTATCAATAATAAAATATTCTTCCAAACTTCCATATTTCACTTTAAGAATACAACGATTGACTAACAAATCAGCATTTTTATTTTTTTGAATTCCTGTTTGAAGATTATCTATATACAAAGGAATAGTAAAGGATAACTCATTCAATTTTCCTGTGTTAATGTCATAGGCTTTTGAATCTGCTTCTTTTACATTTCCAATGACTTGCATACGACTGTTGCAAATTTGGATTCTTATTTCCTGTCCTTTTTCTAATAAGTCTATGGTAGGTAGCATTCACTATCCTCCTTTAGAATTTCCTTTTAGTCCTGTATGTGAATGTAAGCGTACATTTCCCTGTTACTTTAAACTGAGTAGAGGAGGGGAGAATACGCATAAACACATCATTATGATTAGCATAGCGATTTATTGCTGTTTGATTTGTTGTGATTTCTTCGTTCTCATTGTCTAATGTGATAATTTCACCAACTAACAAGTTAGTAAATTCCGTTGACTCATTCGTTGTTAAATTTAAGATTGTTACATTTGATTCGTTCATTGTAATCGTAACAAGAGGGGACACTTCCACATGACCATCATTATTTAAAGTGATAGTTGTTCCTGCTACTGGATTAGCAGATAAATCAAATGTTTCAGGAATTTCCTGTGAGTACAAGTATCCATCAAAACAACGATATTGAATGGTAATGTAACCTTGATTCATACCATTGTGTGTGATTTTAGGTTGAGAAGTGGGTAGACAGTAATAAATTTTGTCTACTTCATCTTCAAAATATAATTCTTCATAATAGTCATTGATTAGCCATGAACAGATATAATCAATTTGAGACTCATCCATTCCATCTTCGAGGGCAAGATTCAACTCAAATTCAATTGGATCAAGAGAAATACGCTTGAAATATCGTCTATCTGTATTACTATTTTGAGTTTCAATAATGTTGCGATTTGCACCAAGATTATCCTCATACATACCAGAAGAAAGGGAACACGAGATTACTCCCATGTCCCCTGAATAAATACCGTTCTTTGTAAAATTGAGGTAATGTTTTATCATCATCCGAATGACAGTCCTCCTTTACCTCGTAATCGTTTGTTAAATTCTTTGTATACTTCATCCATAACTTGTTTACCATTCTGTACTTCATTTAAAGTGACATTCATGTAAATGTTAGGTTGTGGTTGAACAGGATTTTGCATGAATTTAGGAATGGTGAATTTCGGTAAATTAGCGGTCATTTGACGAACTAAATCTACTGCCTTCAAAATATTGGAAGTGTCCATTTTATTAAGGATAAGTTCTTTTTCATGCAAGTAGGCTAGACCTTCATCATTTCCTGTGTATCCACCAGACTGGAAAAACTGATACTTCGTTTTCTTTGGATCAGCAGTAACATATCCGCCACCAAGAGTATAGATTCCGTGTTGATAATCAACACCGTAAGCCTTATACTTTTCACCTTTTTTCAATACCCTGTCAGTAAACTCATATGTTCCATCTTTACCTTTTTGTAAGAAAGGAGTATCTTCAAGAATAGTTACTTCGTCAGGTTTGTCAGTGTTATGTAACAATTGATCTGTTGCGGTTTTAGTTTGTTGAACAGTTGACATTTGATAATCCAATGATATATCTTTCGCTGCCTTACCTGCTTCTTTAATGGATTCAGTCACCTTGTTAATCTTATCAAGAATATTATTTGTAATGACTAACCCAATATCTTCAGCGTGTTTTGTAAAGTAGTCTTTGAATTCACCCAATTGCTTTAATACAGCATCAGTATGACCGTTTAAAATATCCTCACGAATTTTTGCAAATTTACGCTCATCATTGACAATATCATCGTAATATTTATCTACGGCTACTTTTTCTTTGTCAATTTGTTCTTTCTTAGCGTCAAGTTCCTGATTTAAGGCATCTTTACGTGCTTCAACTTCATTGTTATGTACAAATTCTCCAAGGTCGTTTTGTTTTTCCGTTAATTGTTTTCTTAAATCGGCAACTTTACCTGTTTGAGAAGAATCCATTGACAATGATACAATTTGTGCCTGTAAATCAGCAATTTCCTTTTGCTTATCAGATAATTCTCGACTATTATCACGAGCCTTTTCTTCCTTGTCGATTAGGTCAAGTTTGGCTTGGGTTACTTTTTCATAAGCAGATAATTCATCATCTAATGACTTTTGTTCAAGGTCACGTTTCTTATTGTAGAAGTCCTTGTAAGCGTCAATTAAATCATCTACTTTTTGATTAATCATTTCTTTTTCGGTTGTAATGATATTTTTTAGATTTAATTGATACTCAAGATATTCTTTGTTCAAATCTTGTAATTTCTTTTTCATTTCCTCTTTTTGTTGAGCGTTTAAGAAATTATTTCGAATTGAACGTTCCATAACTTCTCTTTCACCGTCAATGGATTTTATTAGTTCCTTATATAGTTCAATCTGCTTTTTTGTTTCTTGCTGATGAACAGAAAAACTATCAGAATACAATTCCATGCGTTTACTAGAAACTTCAATTTGTTGATTTAAACTTTCAATCTTATTTGCATATTGATCAATTTCAGAAGTGTAATACTCCCAATTCAAATCAGCAATATGAGATTGAAGGTCAGCATATTCATCTTTTAAACGTTGTACGTAGATACTATTCTCACCATAGGTTTTAGTTAAATCAGCAATGGCTTGTCGATACATTTTCGCTTTTTCAGTAGACAATTTCCATTGATAATCAATTTCTTTACGGTATTCTAATGAAGTACGATCCATTGACTTAACTTTGTTTTCAGAATCAGCAATTAATTTATCGTTCTTAGCTAGTTTTGCTTCAATTAATGAAAATTGCAATTCCTTAATTTGATTTGCAACATCCATTGCGTCTTGTTGAAGTTGAAGTAAATCTGATTTCGCTTGGTCAATAGATTGTGCTGTTTCAGCACCACTACTTGAAACGGATGTGCCACCTTTACCAGAAAATTGATTATAAAAGTTATTGGCATATTTCTGTCTACTTGCTACAGATGTACCTTCAGAACGTTCAAATTTCCTATCAAATCCTGCTGCAATAGTTGAAGCACTAGCATTTGAATTACTCATTAAATAATCCAATGAAGACTTTTCTGAACCAGTTAATTCATGCCATAACCATTCTAATTGAGTGTTAATATCAGATGAACTTGTTCCTCTTTGTTTTGCGAAATTTTCAAGACCTGTTCTACGTCCACCTAACCATTGAGCAATACCAAACGCTCTACCTTGTTTCGTTGGTCGTCCGAGAGCATTAGGATTTAAACTTGATTCCATCTGTAAATTACCCATTACACCTGCAACAGCACTATCAGATAACCCTTTAGATTTAAGGAAATTCCAAATTATATCCTCGTTGCTATTGCCATATGAATAAGAAGAAACAGAGGTAGATGATGAAACCATCCCATATTGTTTGACGTTTCCTGATTTAATTTGTGATTGAAGTGATTTAGCTTGGTCTTCGATTAATTTTTTCTTATCTCCAAGTAGACTAATTTCACTTTTTAAAGCATCTTGGTATTCTTTGGAGTAGTTAGGGTAACGCTTTTGAATATCTTCATATTTTGCTAATTGTGCGTTAATTTCTTCTAACTTTTGCTTAAACTTATCGCTGACGTAAATAGAATCTTTTGTTTTATCATTAGATTTATCTGTCGCCTTATAATATTCTCCTTGATAATCAGTCGCTTCAGCTAATTTTTGAATATTTGAATTATAAGAAGGAATTAAAGCATCAATTTGTTTCTTGGTATTAGCATAATCATTGGAAACTTTTTGTTGAGCATTATGAAACTTTTGTGCTTGAATATATGCTCGATCATCACCAGTAACCTTTGCCATGTCTTCTTGATGTTTTGCAGCAGATTCATAGGTTTCCATTAATTTTTGCATTGCAGATAATTCAGCAGACATGATTTGTAGACGATTACGTGCCTGTAACGCTTGGTTAGTAGTCATCATTTGTTCGGCACTCGCATGACCGTCTGCTACATCTTTAACTGATTTTAGAAGTATGTCTTGTGCTTCAACTTCTTTTCGCATTTGTTCAACGTTTAATTTACCGTTTTCTACAAATTGAGGATATAATGTATTTAAATACTTAGTAGCTTCAGCAAGTGCATCTTTTTGGTCTGCTGAAAGATTTTCCGCATTAGACAACATTTGATAGGCAGTAATTTGATCTTTTGTTTTGTCGATTAAACTTTGAGTTGTACCAACCATTTGTTCTTCGACACTTGCTTTTTCCATTTCTGCTTGGACTAATTCGGTGAGACTTTTTGTAGCCTCAGTTGCAGATTCATCAATACCATCCATGCCATCTTTACCAGCGTAAACAGCATTATTAGACAATTCAGCAGATTTTTTTAATCCATCGTAAGAGAGTGCAAACGAATTGACGATTTGTTTACTTCCACCCATTTGTTCGGCTATTTCTTTTATGGATTTTTTCGCTTTGTCAAATGCAACAGTATCCCCATTGGCATATGCTTTTTGTAACATATCTTCAGCTTTACCGATTTTTTGAGCGAACTTTTCTAATTCTTCAGGTTTTAACTTTGAAGTATCAATGCCACTAAAAAACTCATCCACACTTTGACTAATACTAGGATCAATTTTTAATTTATTGTATGCTTCAGCAATTTTTAATACTTCTGAATTGACAGATTGAGATAAATCAGACCATTCTTGTTTATAAAGAATAAGTTGCCCTTTTAAACGTTTAATTTCAGAATCACTTTTTGGAGTTACAATACTTACTTTACCTTTAGCCTGTACATCAAAAGGATTATCTAATTGTTTTTGTGTTTCTTTAATTTTATCTTTAATGTCATCTCGTTTATTAATTGCTTTGTTAATATTTTTATTAGCATCAGCTTGTGTCTCAAGTTTTTTCGCTTCAATCAACCTGTTGGTAGCTTCAATTTCTTTTTCAATTTGTTCCTTGCTTTTAAGATGTGATCTTCCTGCTCCATCAATAGAAGAAACTAAACTTGGATATATATCAGCTAATTTTTGAGTAACTTGTAAATATGTTTGTTCTTGTTCAGAAGTCCAATTTTTACCTGCTTCTTTCTTTGCATCAGTTAAATCATTGTATTGTTTAATTAAAGATTCAGTTTCTTGCTTATTCTTACCCATTGCTTCAATATCTTTTTGTACTGATTGTTCATATGCTTCTTGTGCTTTTTTAGCTTCGCCATATTTATCAATTAACTTTTCAATCGCATAACCAATTCCAACGAATATCAAACCAACCACAGTGGAAGCTAATAACCCTCTCATGGCAAATTTTACACCAGTCGTAGCAATTCCTAATCTAGTCATTCCAGCCGCTAATCCCGAACTTGCTAATTGCGCACGAGTCATTCCCTCAGTTCCGAACATTAAAGCAGTGGTGAATCCTCTAAATTTTGTATTTAGTCCAGTTACAGCTACACCAATAATTCCAAATGTAGCAGACAATATACCAAATTTATCGACTAATCCTGCAACTCCAGTAGCCATAGTGTTCAGTGTTTCAATACCACTTATCAATCCATCAGTAAGAACTGCTTTACCCATAGCTAAAGTGAATTTGTTCCACGCAGTATCCAAACGATTAATACGTGCTTCTAAACTATTTGCGTATTTTTGTTGTTCTTTCATTGCACTTCCACTTGAATTGATAGCAGTAGCAGTTGCTTCTTGTGCAATACCAAAGTTATTCATTAAAGCTAAGACATTCTGTTACTTTCGGTTTACACCTACTGACCACAAATTTATGTGGCGGAAAAGGTTCTTCTTTAAAGTGTCTTTACACTTGACCTTTTCTCTGCACTTTACTGTTAGATTATATGTGCAGTTCAGACTATAACTTTATCCTCAACCTAATTGTTAGGATATCAAGCGTTTAGTCGTTACGGATTCTAAAAATTCATCATTTATTATATTGTTGAAAACTTCAATCAAATCTTGGCGATTAATTTGATTAAGAAATGGATAATAGTAATCTATTTTTCTAAATTCAACTTTATCATTTTCGTATTGCTTTAAATGCTTTTCGTGTCCTCTTAAAAAGACAATTATCAACTTATTACAGTTTGGAGTGTATTTTTCAATGGTTTCTTCAATAGAATTTGTCCATGAACTTAATTTACAATCTATCCAGATTCCATTGTTTAATTGAAAGTCAGGTCTGAGAGTTTTGTTAAAGTGTTTATTGTATTTATAATCAAGTCCTAATAAATCCAACACTTGTTTAAATACTTTTTCAAAAGCAAATCCTTTCATCGTTTGCTTTGAATAGTCCATACATTTGGCAGGATTCAAACCCATATCTACATAAAAATCTTCCAAACTCTCATAATTATCATAAGCATAAAAAAGAATAGAACTATCATTCTCTTTTATTATTGGGGAATTTATTTCTCCGAACTGTTCTAATAATAAGTTAATTCTCTTTAAGATGTTTTCATGTGTAAAACGTTGCCTTTTCGCTGAATATTTGATATTTAATTCATCTAAAACACCATACCATCCTTTATTAAAATGACGATTTGCATTATAAAGTAATTTAGGATTTGTATTTAAAATAGCGTTGTAGGACATGTCAGCATTTTTATTTGCTAAAGTATGTATTTCTCTTATAATGGCATCCTTAGAAACTATCACTCTATCTCTTTCTAAGTTAAAATATTTAAGTCCATTTTCAACACTTCCATATAATTTCTTTATGGATCGTTCAAGTCTTAAATCATTAAACTCATTCCTCATTGCATTTGTTGTTAATTTACCAATAGATTTTAAATATAATAATCTATAACGAATTTCTTCTTCAGATAGAGTTCTTTTATTAATGCTTCTTGTTAATCCATGTTTTTCTATTAATTCTTCTTCAGTAATTCCTATCGCAGTTGCAATTTTAAAAATTCCACCGAAATGTTTTTCTATCGCAAATAATAAACTAGAATCTTCTGATTTAAATTCTTTATATTTAATAGATTTTCCTTCACTGATTCTTTGTTTAAACTTTAATAATATTTCTTCTTTCTTATTCACAATACTCACCTCCTTTGTTTAGATTATTTTTGATTTCGCCAATTATAATGAATTTTTAGTCTTTCCTCGGTATTGCCCATCTCTGGGGTTTCACCGATACGGCTTGATTTATTACCTCTAAGTTTCCTTAAAGGAAGGCACTTATTTACCTCGTCAACTGGAATCTTCCTGCCAATGTAACACCTAAGTTTTGACGTTGCTCATCAGATAACTTAGTCCACTTTCCTGCTAAATCCTCAAGAATATTGCTAACAGGTCTAACATTACCTGCCATATCTTTAATAGAAACACCAACGGAATTTAATGCACCAATAGCATCATCCATAGTGGTAATTCTGGAGAAAATTGTTTTTAATCCGTTACCCACAATTGTTCCTGATTCACGAGTGGTACTTCCAATTGCAGCGATATAACCTGTTAATTGGTTGATATCTACACCAAAGGTTTTAGCACTTGCGGCTGCTTTACGAATACCGTCAGATAAGTCCTTCGTGCTGATAGCATAATTATTATCAACCTCATTGAGTTTATCAGCAATTGTAATACTGTCTTCAGCAGCAATATTGAAATTCAACATAGCACTAGTTAATGTGTCAACAGAAGAAGATGCGTCTAAATCTGAAATATTCTGCAAAACTTGAGCAGTTTTGGTGATATCTACAAGTTGATTTTCCCCAAATCCCATTCTCCCGAAGTCACCCATTATTTTTAGAACGTCATTTAATTTTGATGATAATTCATCACTCGTTCCAACTGCTTCTTCAAGTAATTGAGTAAACTTAAAATCAGGCATATTCATAACCCTGCGAATATCAGTCATTAAGGTATCAATTTCAATTAACCGTTGTGTCATATCTTTTAATGCATTAATAGGGGCATATACCATTTGGGCGGTTAAACTCCAAAGACTGAAACCACTTAGGGCTTGCTTTAATGCTGAACCAAATGTGAGAGTATGTGCTGCTGCAACCCTTGCATTTGCCTGATATTCTTTAAGTTGTGCTTGTAAACGATTTAATTCATTTGAAGCACTTGATACATTAGGTTTGATATTTTTTAAACTGTTAATTAAATTATTTACACCTGTAACATCAAGTTTCTTTGAATTTCCTGCAAGTAGCGTTCTTGCTTGTGACAATAATTTTTGTTGCAATTGTTTGTTATTGGAAGTTTGACTTACACGTTGTAAAGCCTTTTCTATTTTTTCAATTTCTTGAACATTTTTGGCAGAATTAATAATTTTATTAAAATCTCTCAGTCTATTTTCTGAAAGTTTGCCAGCATCATATAACTTCTTAAACCCTTGCATAAGTTTTTCTTGTGATGATGCGAGAGAATTATTAGCCTGTTGTTGTGCCTTTAAAATTGCATTTTTATTTTGCAACGCTTTTAATTCATCTGATGTAGTTGCTTTGTTAACGTTATTCAGAAGTTTATCATGGGTGCTTTGATCTAGTTTACCTGTTATTAATCCTGCTTGTAATTGTGTTCTAAGTTTTTCTTGAAGTTGAGATAATTTCTTTAGTTCTGCTTCAGCCATATTCATTTCTTGAATCCAAGTAGAAACAAAACTTTTTTCTTTACTGATTATTTCTCCTTCTTTATTTTTCTTTACAAATTCTCTAATTTCATAATTTACTCTTTGTAGTTTTCCTTCTGCATCTTTAACATCAACAATAAAAGAACGAAGCGCACCTTTTCCAGATTTAAATGCTTGCGTACCAATGACGTTATCATCACCAAAAACACTTCTTAATTGTTGTTTCGCTTCATCCATGCTTTTTGCAATAAACTTTGCAGAAGACTTAGTAATCTGTTTGATTTCATCTTCAGCAGGTTTTGTATTAGCATGAACATCCATTTTAAGTTGTAGTTTCTTAACATTATTAGAAAATGTATTAATTGCTTTTAATGCTTCTGAACCAATATCAACTTTTAATTGTAGTTTATTAATTTTTTTCTCTATACCTTTTAGAGCAGTATTAATCTCACCAATTGTCGCTCCTGTATTAAGTGTACCAGTAATGAGAATTTTTAAATTTTCTCCAGCCATATAAACACTTCCTTTCTTAAAATAAAAAAAGAAGCGTCAAATGGCTGACACTTCTTTAAACCGTTTTACTATTTAGTTCTGTTTCATTTCTACGAATAATAACTCGAATTGTTTGATACCATTTATTAAGATCAACATAAATCTTTTTGTATATTTCACTTTTTCTATCCACTAATATTTGAGAATTTAAGAAATGTATTTCATGGATAGGATTGTCTAAATCATCAACTACAATAGACAAAGTTGCTTTGTAAATCTTTTCATGACCTATTTTTTCTCCAATCAAACCACCAACCGTTGCACCAATTCCTCCGAATAAAACTCCACCAGCCATTGCATTACTTATAGCAGAACTCTTAGAAGTATGTGTAACAATTTCACTGTCTTCTTGAATTGCACATTCAACAATATCTTTAAAGTTGAGAAGGGTAGGGGTAAAATTTTCATTAATTTGATTCCTTTTGTAAATAGCGATTAGATTTTCAGATTTATTAATTGCTATTCCTGATAAGAAATCATCACTTAGATAAAAATAATCTGCCACAAAATTATTTTTAATTAATGCTTTTTCTAATGACTTCTCCATTAATTTTGAATAATTACGTGCATGTGAAACGTTAGAAGCAATTAAGATTCCTAAAAAGACAAATGCTAACAGAATAAACCATCCATTCACCGTAAGAAAAAATAATAAAAATGAACAAAAGAAACAGGATAGAAGGATAGTTATTCTAAGGTGTCGATTCATGTTTATTAAATAATTCATAATGGGATCACCT